ATGTTAATGGAATACCATATTTCATTGCTGAATCTCTAGCCAATTCAACGTATGCTTTATAGTTTTTTTCAAAAGTTGCTTTATCATGTGTGTGCTGTAACTCAATCTGCACAGGACTGTTAGCATTAGCATACGAACCAGCACCGTACTGTACATAACCATGTTGACCGACTTGATAAACAATTCCGCCGTCCCCCACAATGTAAGCAGTGTAAGCACTAATCCATGAACGTTGCATATACTGCGCTTCATTGCGTCCTGTTGCTGTTTCATTAGCCGTTTCATGCAGTAAAATGTACTGATTATTTGCTACTTGTGAGCTACCTTCGTTTGGGCCCAAATTAAATTCATTGTTAATCGTATAGGCAAACCCATTAATTGGCAATAAAAAAAGAGCCATTAATAGGCTCATCGCAGTAATAGTAATTTTCTTTTTCATTTGTTTCCTCCTATTTTTTCAAATTATAAGCCGACACGCCAGTGATAACGCCTAAAAATGTTGCTACTGCATTGATAGTGAGTACTGTCATATCTGTTCCATTCCATCCATACGCTTTTCCTAACGTGGCTACTAATACAGATAAAGTGGGCAATACCGTAAGTACTGTCCATTTAATAATTTGATAATATTTATCGGGTAAAATCATTACTTCTCTCCTCCTTTCATTTCCTGAATATCATGTTCTGCTTCATTCATCCGTCCTTCTAATAGAAAAGTACGTTCAACAATATGGTTATGCTTTTCAACTTTTTTCTCCAATTGTTCAATTCGATAAATGGTCAGTTTATTTGAAAAAACAATGCCTGCAAACGTACCAACCAATGTTCCTGCAATACTTAAAGCAGAAATAATCGCATCAATATTCATAGTTCACCAACTTTCCAACAAAAAAAGCACACTCCACGGAGCATGCTTTAACTTTCTTTATTAATAATTTTATCTGCTTCTTCCTCTGTAATGCACAATGGAACAAATTGCCGAACTTGATCTGCAGTAAAACAATTCCAGTCATACATCATTTTAATATCATCATAGGAATACATATTATTTTCCTCCTTCATTTTCTGATAATTGAAGTTGACTTTTTAATGAATCGATTTCTTTACTATTTTGAATAGTTGTAAGCATTGTTTTTGAATTGATTTGTGCTAATGATTCAGCTTTTTTTGCTAGTTCTCCATTTGATTGTTTCAAGTTTTTGTTATCATTTTGTAAGCCTATAGATAGTTCTTCTAAAAGATTCAGTTTTTTAGAAACATCTTGGGTCACAACTTCTTCCCATTTCCGCTCCCTCGGATTCCAAAATTGGCGATCTAATGGAATATCTGGTAATGGCGGTACTGAGGTATAAGGGACTCCCTCTGGGAAATCATCTGGCATGTTCTCCCAGACCTTACAACCTACTGGATACATATATTCATACATTGCTTTCATCATTCATTCCCCCTATTAATTTGGCCACGCATCATTTGTAAAATAGCTGACGGTTCCAGAACACTCTTGATTTTCTGGTAAATTTGTAGTAGAAACCATCACAGCAATTCCCGAAGCATTCGCATAAACAGATAATGCAGGATTTCGATTGGTTTTATTCGCCAAAGTTCCACCCCAATCCTTTAGCGAAGTTGGAGTATATCCTTTTGGAAAAGCCATTAAGTTTTTCCATCCAGCAAAATTTGCTGATTTATTTGTAATCGCAAAATTAGCCACTACAAGACGTCCCCATCGTTCAAATCTGACTAAACTTTCATTGGTAAAATCTGTTGTATTCGTTGTTTTTACTGTTTTTGAAACAAAACGATCTAAAATTACTGGTACATCATTTACTGTTGGTGTTTGTAAAAAGTTTTTAAAACCATCAACAGACTGATTACCAGATGTTTGTACTAATGCTTCAGCTCCATCAATTGCTCTAAAATGAGTTTTTAAATACTTAGGCACACCATTTTCTTTTAATTGCACAATATCAGACATTAAACTTCGCCTACTTTCTCAAATGTAATATTTGCTATTCCATCTAATTTTGCTTTATCTTCTTTGGACATTAACCCATTAGCGGCCGTCGTAGCTACAGATGTCGTTGTTGCATTTGTTCCAGGATCTCCCTTATCTCCTTTTGGTAATACAAAATTGAATCTAGCCGCAGATGAGGTTCCTACATTTGTAACAGAAGCAGTAGATCCACTAGTAACTGTACCTACAGTAATAGTTGCAGCTTGCCCAGGATCTCCTTTATCGCCTTTAATTGTTGTGGGTTTGCCTTCTACAGCATTCCAATGAGTTTGTGGAAAAACCTGTACACCGCTTTGTTTTACCTTTACGATATCTGTCATTCTCTATACCTCCCCAATTTTTTCAAAAGTAAAATTTGGAATTCTCTCGTTTGTATAGGTTTTAGCTTGATCAACTGCTTCTTGAAATTTTTGGTCGACATATAATTGATTAACACCGCCAGATTCACTTCCGCCTGTAGAACTAATAGTTCCATCTTCTGCAATTGATATATTTACTCCTGCTTTTAAAACTTTTAGGGATTCTAGTTTTTCTTTTAATTCTTCCGTAAAATTAAAATCTGTTTGCTTAATTGCAGATAAAATACCTTCTTCAGTGATTTCTAAGTGTTCACCAACTTTTATGCCCCCTAATTGTTCATTAGTAGCAATTGGTAAAAGATATGTTCCGCCTTCACCATTTACAATCTTTTGAAACATTTCAGCTGTTAAAATACCATCAGTATCTTCACTCGCGTAAGGCAATTCAGTAATCGCATTTTCTAATCCTAAATCAGCTTTCGTTAAAACAACTGCACCATATTTACCATTAACTGAAAGAACTTTTGATTGTCCTGTCATCATTTTTTCTAAACCTAAGACTGCAGAAACATGCGTAATTGGCATAAATTGACGTTGAACGCCTGTGTCGTCTGTTTCCATCATACGTTTAATCTGCACCAATTGATTCACCTTCTTCCTGAACAACAACTGATTTTCTTGTTAATTCTATAGTCATATTGTCATAAAGTACGACTTGTACTTGATCACCTAATTGAATTGTTTTTCCAGTGTAGTATTTAAATGCGCCATTTTTTAATTCATTGGAAGGAACGATATCTTTTTTCTTACCATTTATTTCAATACCAATTTTTTTTGCATCAAATACTTTGCATGTACCAGTAATCCAATCTGTTTTTCCAACAATATATGGATTAATAGTCAAAATCTTATCTATTACTACTTCCTCCAGAGTAAATACACGCTGTTCTTTATCATCAATTGTGGCTACAATTAACGCTCCTTCGGATATATTATTTTCAATACTTTCCACTTTTTCTATCTCATGATTCCTAGAAAATAAATCATCTTGTAGAATATCCACTACTTCAATTTCAGCATACTCGATAGTAAATAAGCTTGTTCGTAGTTTTTGATACAAATAATTCATATCGGCAAGCAAACGTTCTGAAATTGAATTGTGTCGTTTTCCTTGAATATCTACTCTCGCATCCATTAATTCCGCAAGCATTGTTCCACCAGGATCAATCGTCTTTAAAATATCCTTGATTGATTCAAACCATGCCAAATAGTCTGATTCTTGTCCTTCTCTCCAATATTGGAAACTGTGTTCCTGTTCTTGTCTCCAACGTTCAAATTCTTCTTTCCTTTCATTCATCCAGTCCGTAAAATCGCCTTTATTTTCATTAATAAAGTCCGTCATATCCGCAATTAAATCTTCGATTGATTGCCAATAAGAACCCATTTCTCCTTCTGTTTTTGAAACAGCATTAATGACAAAATAAGAGAAGTCTTGAGTTGTTCCAATCAAGTCTTCTCCTTTAAATATAATGAAATTGGCTGTTTGTCGATGTAAACACTGCATGGAATATTTATCAAAAATATAGTTAATTTTCCCTTTTTTAGCATCCACAATTTTTGTTTCTAATTGGACTGGATATTTCCCACCTACAACTGATTCAAAATATACCTTACATTCTGATAAATCGTAGGGAAGACCATTTTCAACTATAGTCGCTTCCATAACCTCTGTATTCTTATTGCCTTGTCGAACTTGAATCATCCCCACATAATTATATGGTTCTGTTGTACTTAAAACGACATTCCATTTACTCATAGAATCACCACCTTAAAATTGGATATAATTTCTTGGATTCTCAAAATCAACAACTGGCTGTGGCCAATAATTTTTCATAATTTGAAAATGTAGATGTTCCCCTGTAGATGGACCAGTTGTTCCCATCAAGCCTATTTGAGCACCTTTCTGGACTTTTTGTCCAACAGAAACATCAATACGAGACAAATGAGCATAACCTGTCCACTTCCCATTATTATGTTTAATAACCACGTAATTACCATACCAGTCATAATAATTAGCACCAGCCTGAACAACTTCCCCATCTAATGCTGCAAAAACAGGTGTATTAGGATTCCCATTTACAAGATCAATTCCATTATGAAATTCTTGGCCGCCATTTATTGGACTAGTTCTCCATCCACATTCTGAAGTAACTGTCACTGGTTTTTGAATTGGACAAATGAAATTCCCTCCAGGTTCTGGACTAGTTAATCCATGTAATTTGTTATACCAAGATTGGGCATAATTTTGCCGTTCTGGATGTGCAGAAGCTGGGCGTTCGAAGTTCATTTCAAAAGCATACACTGCACTTTGGGCATCATTAATCGATTTAAATCCTGATACTGTGGTTGGATTTACTTTTCCGAGCCATTGACCGTTGAACATACACCAATCTAATAATTTTACTTGGGCTTCAATACTTCGATAATCTTCTTGAATCCCTGCGGTGTTCATCAAACGCTGAACATACTCTCGTCCGTTCCAAGTTGGTGATCCGACTAACGGATAAGCAGAACCATCCCATTGAACAATCCCATAAGCTGGACCACCAAGTTGTTCTGTATCAGGGTTCATACTTGCTCCAACTTCCCCTTGAATATTTCCTAGAATACCTGCAGCTGCATATTCAGAATAGCCACGAGCTTTCAGCATTGTCCAAATTTTCCATGCTCTTTTTTCAGCTTCCGTCATCAATTGAGGAGGGATGGTTCCAGGATCACTTCCTCCACTGTTGTTCCCTGTGATTTCTTTTCCGTTGACTGTTAGTTTGCCTTGTACATCTAAGTCTCCAAAATAAATTGCTTTACCATTTCCTAATAAAACTAATCCTTTACCAACTTTAGGAGAAATCAAAATATATTTGCCGTCTCCATTTGTACGAATAACTAAAGAATTATCTTCAATAGGTGTGGGAGTAGAAGCTCCAGGAAAAGGATTACCAGCAGAATCAGTTGTTCCAATCGTTCCAATTGAACTATTAGAATTCCAAAACTCCATTCCTTTTTTGGTTAACTCCATTATTTTCTTTTTGTTATTCCAAATTTGAAGTAGTCCATTAACTAATTTCAATACATCTCCAGTTTTATTAAAAGAGTTTTGAAAGATATCTGCCTTTATTAATCCTGTTTGAATAAAATTAGCATTGAATATACTATCCAATGTCCAAGCGGAATTAAAAGGACCATTCCAACCATTTTTAGAAAAGGCAATTCCATTTTTGTTCATTCTTAATACTTCTTTTGCCTTGTTTAAATCAGGGCTATCCATTATAAAAATATTTGAAGGTTTTTCTTTTGGCCATAAAACTACATAACCGCCTGCATTTCCTTGACCTGCAATCATAGAGGACACATAATCATTAAAACTACTCATATAATTATTCGTAGCATAATCTTTTAATTTATCTTGAATAGTAACAGCTTGTTGTTGATAAAAAGCAACTTGAGTATCCCCAGCTTCCAATTTCAAAACCTTTTCAGATAATGAATCATATTGAACACCGCTAACTTTCGATTCAAAATATAGTTTATATTTTCGATGATATATTTTAAACGTATCAAATAACCCATAATTTTTTATCTTAGCGAATTCTTTTCCTTCTTCGGTGTCCGTTAATTTATCGAACTCAACGGTAATAGAAATCTTCGGTTTATCACAGCCTGGATTAATTGTTTTGAAATAATTCTTAGCTATTTTATTTAAGCTATTAACGTCTTTAACTCCCTGTTCTTCTGTGAATTGAACGTGTTCTGTATATACATCAGGATAATTATTAATATATTCGCTATCTACTGGCGAGCCATAAATTCGGCTAGTTGTACCTGTATCACTTTGAGGATCAGCATACGGAATAATTCTTGTTTTCACGCCTGTCCAATCTAACTTAACTTTTAACCCAGATAAATCTTTTCCATATCGGATTGTGCCAATATTATCACGACCTCTTCGCTTTAATAAAGATAGCTTAAAAGGCTCACGTTTAATTTCTCCGCCCCAATACTGAAGTAAAGATCCTTGTTCACCAGCAATACAATTTAAAACATTTCTTGCTTCAAAAGTTGTACTTGATACAGTTGTAATATCAGAATATAGGCGTATATCTGATTTTTTATCCATATTGTTTTCAATAATTGCCATTGCTTCTCGGCCAGTTTTAGAGTCTACTTCAGCAAAAGTGACCACTCGTCTTCCAAGCCGATTTGTACGACTCTGGGCATAAATAGTTACGGTATCTAAAAAGGTATCAATATCTTTATCATCAATAAAAAAGATATGATACTCTTCTTGATCATTTGACTTTGCTTTTATTTGATAGTCATTTTCAAAATATTCATCAAATCGAGTACCTAATGGATACTCCAACTCTAATTCATATTTTCCATTTGCTACTTCATATATCTCACATTTTGTGGTGTCCTTCAAAATCCCTAAACCATTCGTAGAAAAATCTGTCTCGGTAGGACTATATATTCTTGATATCATACTTTTCTCCACCACCTTGGTATTATCTCAAACGAATGTATGTTATTCGTCCATTTGATTTCATTTTTTCCAGGGTATAGAAATGGAAAATCTAAAAATAAAGTGACATGATCTTGATGTTCTAAATTGTCATCTAGCTTTCGATAAGACTCTTCTAGTTTAGAATCTATATATAATTCTCTATCTAATAGTTTCAAATCATATTTATCATTATTAATATAAAAAGAAGCATCTCCAGAACCACTCAATTTAATAAGCGATTTTGAAGCATACTTCTCTGGATTAAATAACTCGAAAGCTTTTATCTGTTGAATAGCAAAACGACCACTATAATTTTCTTTGAATGGTCGAAGACTAACTGTAAATTCAAATGGAACTATGTTCCCTGTTTTTCTTGTTCCTTTAAATTCTGGCGCTTCGGTTACTATAGCTTGATAGATATATTGTTGATCGTAATAAAGAATAAAATCACTGTAAGAGTTCATATCTAACCATTCAGTAATTCGATCTTCCCATTCCTGCACTAAATCAATCGATGGTGCTTTGTAATAACATTCAATTTTTCTAGTAACGTTTTTGTAATAGGCTTTATCGATAATAATTGAGTCATTGCCTTCACGCTCTCTCAATTCAATTACACGACTAGCTGAAACAGAGGCAGGCCTATTTTGAATATATACGTTAAACTCAGAAGAATAATGTTGATTGATAAAAAATTGTCCTCTTTTAAGTTGCATATAATGTCCCTCCTACTGCATCAGCATCTCGTTTCATTTGTCTCGTCAATTCTGTTTTCATCTTCTTGGCGATTTGTTTAATCATCGAATCAGGTAGATCTCCATAAACATTTAAATGCAAGTGAATTTCATTCACTGCATTTGAAGATGTATTTTGTTTAGCTTGTACCACTGGTTGACTATTAGACCCTGTAATAACTGGTTGAACCGACGGAGTTTTCACTAAATCAGTCATTGTCTGATCCAATTTACTTTTTTCTTTATCAATACCAACGATAATACCTTGAACAATATTTTTACCTACCATATCCCTCATCCATCTAGATGGAGAATGAATACCTAATGCACCCTTAATAGAATCTTTGATACTTCCAGCTATTCCTTTAATAGTCTTTTTCAATGCATTCCATTTTTCTACTACACCATTGATAAGTCCATCAATGATATTCTTACCGATTTCGAATAAATTGATTTCCCTTAATGAATCAAAGATTTCTTTCACCCGATTAATTGCTTTTGAAACACCATTTTTTAGATTAGTCCATGCATTTTCAGCGGAGTTAACAATTCCAGTAACAATATTCCAGAAAGATTCCTTGATGTTATTCCAAGTATTGATCATGGAATTCTTTATAGAAATCCATGTATTGTATGCTATATCTTTAATGTTCTGCCAAGTATCTTTGAAGAACTGTTTAATATTGTTCCAAGTAGTAATAGCATTATATTTTAAATCAATCCAAGTTTGAATAATCCCGAATTTTAATTCAATCCATTTTTGAATAGCAAAATACTTAATGTCAATCCAAAGATTAATAAAAAAGTATTTTACATTAATCCAAATTGATTTAGCTTGACTTACTACTTCATTCCAAATATTTATCAAAGTAAGTTTGAAACCTGTCCAAATATTAAGCGCAGCAAAATAAATATTTGTAACGTAACTAACAAAAATATTTTTTATAGACTCCCAAATATTTAGAGCACTTTCTTTAATATTATTCCATACACCAATCATGTTGTTTTTTGTTTCTTCCCATCCACCAGAAATCATGGAGGTAATAAATAAAACTGGCGCAAGTATAACATTTTTTAAAATCTCAAAAACATTTTTACCAATCTCAACTAAATTATTCCATAAGGTCTCTAAATAAAAAGTGACATGTAAGAATGCGTTCTTTAAACCTATAATCAATGGACCAGCAACTTCCATAATAGAACCTTTAATTTCATTCCATTTTTCAGTTGCCAATTCTTTTATACTCTGCCAAATATCAGAAAACCATTGCTTTGTATTTGACCATGCGTTTTTTACACTATCAACTGCATTCATAGATGTTTCTACTGTTTTATCAAATAAACCTGTTGCTCCATTTTTAATGTCTTGCCAAGTATTTGAAAACCATTCCTTTATTCCAGACCAAGTATTCTTGACACTCTCAACGGCATTTGATGCCAATTCTTTAGCAGAACTCCAAGTATCAATTCCCCAATCTTTTATATTCTTTAATACACCAAGTATGGAATCTTTTACATCATTCCAAACGGATATAACTTTGTTTCTAAACTCTTCGTTGGCTGCCATAAAATAGCCAAATACAGCAATCGCTCCAACAACGGCTCCAACAATCAAAACAAACGGATTTGCGGCGGCTATAGCCCCCATAATCTTTAGTGAATTTCCAACACCGATTATGGCATTCTTAAAATTATTGAAGCTTTTTATAATTGTTGGTATTCCTTTAAGTTGAAACATTAATGCGCCAAAAGCAGTAGTTGCAGAAACCAGAAATGGCATCATGAATTTCAATGCAGAGCCAAATTTTTGAACTGCATCAAAAAGATTACTTAAAAAAGACACTGCTCTAGGAATATTTGCAGCAATTACTTTCAAAAAAGATTCCATGGAACTGGCAACTTTATCAATAATCCCCTTAAATCCACCTAAATCAGCATCCACTAGGGCTTTATTTAATCCTTCTATTACTTCGCCAACACCACGAGTAACAGCTGTTTTGGCATTCTGGATAGAGGTTTTAATCCCTTTAGTTGAATCTTTTGCAATTTGATTTAATGATTTAAGTCCTCCGCCACCTTTAGTATCCATTTCTATTAATTGATTTTGGAACTCTTCAACAGAGATCTTACCTTGAGATAACCCTTCTTTAAGCTCTCCCATTGTAATTCCCATCTTTTTAGCGATAGCAGATAGAGTAGGACCAAGTTGAGCATTAATCATTGAATTCCAAGTTTGTGCATCTACTTTTCCGTTTGAGAAACTTTGAGATAGCTGAATAACAGCTTCATTTACTTGATCAGTTGAACCACCAAACCCAAGAATCCCATCATTCAATGCTTTAAATATTTGAGTCGAACGAGTCAAATTCCCAGTAGAAGAAGCAAGAAGTTGTACATGACTTATCGCATCATTCAAAGCGGTAGGAAGTCCTTGAATACCTTGAGATAAAAGCCCATTCTTTCCGATATTCTTCATAATTTCTGAGTTGCTGAATCCCATGTTTTGGAAATTTCGTAGAGCATTATTCATCGTATCTACTCGATCAATTGCCCCACTTATGGAACCTTTAATTAGATCAAAACCAGCTCCTACAATTCTAGTCACTCCACTGGCTAGAAAGCTACCAGCAAATATTTTCCAAATACTACCTAATGAACTGCCACTTTTTCTACTCGTTCTTTCGATAGTTCCATCAAAAGAACCTAGCTTTTTGACAGCATTATTCATGCCAGCAGTAAAACCTGATTCATCTAATATCATCTTCAGAATTAGGTCATCGTTATTCAAAGTATCACCTCCTAAAATTGGGTGAAGTTATCGTAGTACTCAACATCCTCATGCTCTTTTACTGCATCTCGAAAAGCAAAAAGACGCATTAACTCATCAAAGTCAGTACGTTCAATTTCTGGTAACGTCCAACCTGCTTCGAGTAATTGCGTCTTTAAATCTAATTCTCGATAAGTAATCGAATGTTTAAAAGAAGGATATTTGAGAGCTTCGCTTACTTTTTTTTCGTCTCCGTATAAGTTTCATCAAATCCTGCGGTAACAGATTTTAATAACTTTCCTGTCAATGGAGCAATTTCTCGAGCATCAATCCCTTGACGATAATCTTCACCAGTAAATTGTCCTTCAAACAAAGTATCTGCAATAAATGAATACGCTCGACTTAAAGCTTCTGACACTGATTTTTTGTCTACAGCATTTTGCATTCCTTCCATCACTTCTGCCGCTTCTTCTACAACTGGACCTGGTAGGAACTCAGCAGATTTGAATTGCACTTGTTTATATTTTCCATCTTCATTTTTTTTCATTAATTTAATTGTCGTTTGATATTTAGACATTATTTTTTACCTCCTGCAAGTTCTTCTTGTTCTGCTTCTTCAATTGGAATTGCTACTTTTGTAAACCAGTTTTCGATCATTGTTTGATCAACGCCTTCATCATCTTCATCAACTGAGTACATATATCCAAGTCCTGGTACATCTACAAATGAACCCTTCCAAGTTGGATGAGTAAAACTTACTTTACTTCCTTCAATAGTTGAAGTTTCATCTGAATCTAAAGCAAACTGCCCTTTATAAAAGACTGTATAACGATATTTTCCATTCGACTTTTTACGCCGATATGCAAAAGCCCCATCTTGGGCAATATCTTCTCCAGAGCGCAACGCACCACCTTTGACAAGTTTTCCTCCAGTGATTGCTGTTAAAACTTTATGATTATACCCATTTGCTTCTAATTCAACTTCTGCACCACCAAACGCAGTGAATTGATCTTGAACAACTGAATCACCATAGTCTTGTGTTGTTTCGTAATTAGCTGTAGGTTTGATACTAACTGCTGTTCCCATCGTCATTGCAGTATCATATACTGGAAGTTCTCCTGTCTCATCTTTCAAAGGAAACCAAGTAGGTTTTTCAACAGAAATAATTCCAGTTTTACTTCTTTTTTCTCCCATTTATTTTTCACTCCATTCAATATATTGTGGAAATCCTAATGTAAAGCGAATGTGTTGAACACCATCTGTTTCATCAGGTAAATAGTTTTCTGGAAATAGTGTTTGACTATCAATTGTAATCGTATTAAAAAAAGCCCCACAGCATGAGACTAATTCATTCACTAATTTTTTATCGGATTTATTATCAATCAATGCAATATCAATTAAGAAAGAAACATTTTGAACATCAATCCCTACATTTTCAGTCCCAGATTCCATTACTGATAAAACAAAGTAAAAATCTTTAGTTGACTGCATAACTGAATCAAGATATATTGCCCCATCTGGATATATTTCTTTTAATTTACTACTGATTTCAGCAATGATTTTATCTTTCATGTTATTTTCCTTTCTTAACGATTTTTATTGCCATTTGTTTAAATCTTCTAGGAATATAAGACATATTTGCAAGATTCGTTGCACGGGTCAACATAAACCGTCCTTTTACAAATCCACCATTTTTAGTCCTGTGTCCTTCTTCCACATACTTAAAGTAATGTTCATTATTTATAACTGCTCCAACAATACGACCAGTTGAAAGCTTCCTAGCTTTTACTACTCGATAACCACGTCTTAAATCACCTGATTTTACAGAAGTTAAAGGTTTAGCTAGGCTAACAACTTTATTCATCGAATCGTTTACAAAAGATATTCCTTCTTTTTGAGCAATTACAGTCATATTTTTAAAATTTTCAATGATCTTTTCTGCATTAGATTCATATTTGAGATCACCCATTTTTTTCACTTCCTATCAAATTTACTTCACAATGACTAGGATAGTAAAAAGGCTTAGTAGCAAATATAGAAAAAATTAAGCCACTGGCCTTTTGAGTTATTGTTATTCGATCTCCTTTTTTGAGTTTAATCTTAGGATGAATAAATAATTTATATGTGTCAGTCGAAACATTTACCATTTCTCCATCTTCTATGACTGCTAGTCCATCGATTTGACCTTGTGAAAGAGCGCAAGGGATAGGATTATCATATACTTTTTTATAAACTTGAATAGTAATATTTGTATTAGAATCTTCAATGTCCATTAGTCTTTCGATAATACAACTATCTTCGTAAGTAGTTTCTAAAATATCTGCTTCATTCATTAAAAAAACTCCAATCCTCCACAACCAATAACCCTTCGTATCAAATCGCCATATCCTAGAAGTAACTCACTAACAGCATTCGCTGTTGACGCATAACTAATCGTCGTATCGCCACGTCTAACTGAAGATACTTTTTTTTCTGATTCATTTTTTATTATTTGATACAACACTTCACTAATCACGCTTTTTAACTTTTCCCATGAAACATCATTTTTACAACTATTGTATGATTCAATTTCTAGCAAAATTATTTCTAATAAATTAGTTATGCGTTCTTCACTCAAATCTGGAAAATCTTCTTTTATAGACTCAATGATTTCCGTTTTTAGCGATTCATCCATCAGATCACTTCCTAAATTTCATTAACATCAATTGCATCTTCCAAAATTGCAATTGCTTCTTTATCATCTATAGAAATGATAAATTCGTTATTTGAATCTGCTGTGATAAATCTACGAGTTTTAGGATGAACAAACCCAACAAAATTTTTAGTTTTACCTACTCTATATTTCACGACTTCATCTTTTTTAGTTTCATCTTTTTTTACCACTGTAATTCCTCCTATCAAAAAAGGGAGTACTAACTCCCATTTATTCAGACTTTAAATTTAAAATTGCCCCAGAGTTTGAAGCGTTGTATTCAAGAGAATATTCACCCACAAGACCGATACGTCTTGAATCAGTTGTTTTTGCAAGTTCTTCTGCTCTCCATTCACGTAATGGACGTAGTTTCACATAATTAGTATCGATTGCGGCAATTGTTCCTTTTGGCAATGATGGTTCTAGTAAAGCAATACCTGTGCCGTAATTAGACACGATATTTCCAATTTGCAATCCAAAAGTTACTCTTTCCCCGAACTGAACAATTTTTGTTGATTTTCCATCTAACTCATCAGTCATTAACTCCTGCATATCTGGAGAAATCAAGCATAATTTTTCTCCCATATAACCTTTTTCATACATCAATTTAAATAAACCATCGATATCTTTTCTTGTTACTGCACCCGCAGTAGCTGTTTCTGCCTTATTTGCTGAATTGATCAAGTTCAAAATTCCATTCATTCGACGACCTTTAGAACCATTTTCATCAGCTTTTACACCAGTAATCAATTTTCTGTTCAAGTCAATTTTCATTTCCATACCACGTAGTGCTACTTGATTAGTTAACTCGTTTCCGACACCATTCACATTAATAGCATCTAATGTACCAGATACAGAGGTTGATTTTCTAAAAATTTCTGTATAGTTGTTAAACCAATTTCGACCCGATTCAGCATCTTGATAATCTCCGCCCTCAAGCTTTTCAGAAGAATCATCGTTGTTGATGTCATATTCACGCCATTTAATTTCTGTTGAATTTGCTTGCTCTGTCTTTCCAGCACCAAGTAAATAGCTTAAAAAAGGTGTATTTGGTACTTGCATAGCATTAATCGCTGGTGAAATATCCAAATACTCTAAATTATTTAAAGATGTTTTTTTCATAATTGTCACTCTCCTAATTAAATTGTTGTAGCATTTCGCCTAACTTACCCATTGGATCATCAATATTTTCTTGTTTATTATTAGTTGTTTGTTGCTGTTTTTTCGTACCAAACGCTGTCTGCATTTCTAGACTTTTAATTTCTTCGGAATGTTTCTCTTTAATAGATTCCAAAACGTTAGTAAAACCTTCCACAGCTTTTTTAGTGAATTCTGTATCAGAACTAACAAGATTATTTAACATAAATTGAGAAATAGAATCTTTTAACTCTCCATCTAGTTCTAGCCCAGCAATTTGTTCAGCAACAAATGCTTTGTTGTCACTTGTCACACGTAAAGCCTTCTCAGCTTCGAATTCAGCTTGTAATTTCTCTAGTTGTATTTGTTGAGGTGACTTGTTTTTCTTGGATTCCTCATATTCCTTGATAGTATCCTGTTTAATTTTATCTAGGTTATTTTGTTTCCAAGCTTCCAATTGCTTGTCAGCAACACTTTGAGATTGTGACTGAAGAAATTTTTGAGCTTCTTCATTAGATTCCGCAAAAGTTATGAAATCCTCAAAAGAAAACTGTGGATCGTCACCTTCGGCAAAGTATTGCAAATTCATTGGTATTAATGATTTGTTTTTCACGCTTATTCTCCTTTCGCCCCACGATTCGTTTTCACGCCCCGCATTGCTTTGAGTTTTAATAGTTGCGCCCCACCATTCAACCAAGCCCAGTATTGCGCTAGTTTAAGGTGATTTCGCACCAAGAAAAAGATAACTTATTAAGTAAGTTATCTCAGACTGTAGACAAAAAGGAGTGGCTTAATTGCCAACTCCTTTTTATTAGTATTTGTAGAAATTTGAAATAAAAAGCCTATTTACTAAACTTTCCTTCTTTGTAGTCAGTTCTAACAACAATACATCCCGTCTTTTCATACCAATTAACTGTTTCTTTTAAATTTGGTAAAGTATGAGATAATAATTGAATCGTTAAATTAACGGTATTCTTATTAACTGGAGTATTCTCTTGATAATTAACAGTTTGATCACCAATAACCACGTAGGCATAATTACCATTCCATTGATCTCTCAAGCCATTAGGATGGTTCTCAGACTCAATAGCTGTTTTGTAGGCTTCTGCAATATCAGCTTTTACATTAATTGTTAGTACTGCTTCATGAAAATCTTTCATTCTACTTCCTCCGTTTCAAATTGATTCCAAAAGAATCATGTGCAAACTCATCTAATAAATCGCCAAGTAAACGGTCATATTCTTCATCAATATCCTTTCCTAATTTTGGTAAATTAGGAACATCCGTACATCTGCAACGACTATGGAAAGGCGCTCGATTCTCACCTATGACAGCATCTTTCAGTTTATAGGGATTCTTACTTGCCTTTCCTCCACAAATTCGGCAAACTCTCTCATCCTTTGCAGTTAAAACGTTGTATTCCTCAATACCTGTTTCTAAATATGATTTTTCAATACCATCTTGAGCAAATTTTGCATACTCCGTTCGAACGAGATTTTCTATCGCTTTGTTATACTTTGATTCTTCTAACTTAAACATGTCACAAATTTCTGAGTCTGTTCGCATGGTATTTAGTGCGTGTATAACACCTTCTCCACTAGCAACACTTTTTACAATAGCATTAGAGAGTTTCTGTTCGAGCGATGAAATATTTCCCCAAAGCCTCCTAGAAAAGGTTTTACCCGACCAAGGATAGTTTAGATAACTCTCTAATTCCGCTTGGGATAAATAATTCGGCAAGTCAACATTTAGCAATTGCGATAACACATTTGCATTTGAAGCATATGAACGTTGCAATATCTCTTCCAATCGATCTGAAAAATACTTGTTCACGTCTACATCCATTGCATGGTATGCAAGGATTTTAAAGATATCTGAACGTATCTGTAACAAACGATTAACCTTTGCATAATCAAAAGATGGAAAAAATTCATCGATAAACTCTTTGTATTTTGAATCGTACATTTTGAGAGATTTGTAATTTTTTTCCACATATTCACGATATTTTTTTTGATTACTTTTGCTGTAAAACTCCATCATTTCAGCATAAGTAATATCATGTAAGTCTACTTGATATAATAGTTTTTCTTGTATCTCTTTCAGCGCTTCAGGAAATACACTAGTTAATTTTTTAAGTGTCTGATTTTCTTGTTTGAGCCTTGCTTGATCCTCCAGTTCTCGACGTTTGGTCCAATACTTCGTTTCTGTCGTCACTATTGCCACCTCCGCCAAAATTGTATTCACTATCTGGATAAGCATTTCCATTTTCCAACTCCATTATTTCATTTTCATAATCAACGTCTGTCACAAATGGAATTTGTCTTTGAATGGTTCGTTTGGATACATAAGGTGCAAGCTTAGGTAAAGCTTCAGCTAAATAACTTAGATCAGTTGGCAAAGATCTAGAGAAAGTAAAAATAATTTTTTCTGGCTCAATTTCTACTTTGTCATGAAACTTAAGAAAAGCAGCAATTGTTTCTGCGCATTCTTTCAGTCCTTCTCTAAAATATTGTTCTTTAGTATTTGTTTTTGCTTCTAGGCTAATGATTTGCCACTTACGAGCTTCTCCAGAACTGTTTGATTTAAACACCTCATCGTTAAAATCGATTGCTTTACAAATGGTGTAAAATTGTTTTTTCAATAGATCCATATGATACTCATTGAAATCTTTCGCTAAATCTTTGGTGACATATTCTGCTTTTGCTGTAGGGTCTTTTAAGTTAATAATCCCTAGCTGATTCATCATTTCTTTAGCAGTGTCTTTGCTCATTGTCGTACCAGTAACAAGCATGTACGCAAGCTTAAATTGTTCGATTTCGTTTTGCTGATCAGACAAAGCACGATCAATTGCATCTCCAATTTCCTCGGCTACTTCAAAATCACAATAACGATTCGTATTATTTTTAAATTCGGATAAATTAATCACTTCTAAAGGATTTTTTGTTTCATCGATTTTTTTGAATGTTCCGTTAGTAATAAAATTTAAATCACCATAACAAGCATATGTCGTAATTTCATTTCTAGTTATATCTTTCATTTCTTGGAAAAACTTTTTCTGATAAGAGTCATACTTTTCTTTAATATAGATTCCAGCATTTCCATATCTTTCAGCTCTCCAAGGCTCAATATTGCTTGCTCTTAACTCCCAACCATCATCTCCTTCCACAGGCTCTAACAATCGGAAAGCTACTCCACATGCACCTTGGAAAGTGGCTGTCTCAGGGTCAAGCATTGCAAATCTCATGGAATCAAGATTGCTTGTTAATTTGTTAAAAGCTTCTGGAACTGTTGGAAGCTCTGTATCATTTTTTAAGAATTTATCTTTTAATCTTTGAATGAGTGTTCTTTTTTGTTCCGATACATCGTAATCCCATTTAATAGGTATACCAGTAAAATGATTGACTGCTTGATCTACGACAATCGAATACATACCAGCATGAAGTTTATTATTAACCTTTACAATATCAGTGTTAGGCTTTGGTCTTTTGTCTATTTCATTGTTTTCGCTAGTATACGCTAGATATTTTCTTTCACGATCAGCAAAAAATGGTTTCATATCTTCTATAAAACCATTCGGATCAAACATTCCATCTTCAATTTGTGTTGCATATTTAATACGTAGCTTCTTATATCTCTCTAAAGATAATACTGTACTAATCAAAAGCTCACCTCCTAAAATTGAATAAATTGATAGTGACTTGGTGGCTCATAAAATGCTAAAGCCAACGCATCAGCAATATCTGGACTACCAATGTTTCGCTTTTTCATATCATCTTTACTTTCTAAACGAATACGACTTCTACTCGTCATTTTGAATTTACGTGTACTCAGTTCTTTGATTAAAGATCCATCATCAGGCAATTCAATAATCGGTTGTTCACCGTTAAGATTTGCTGTCATATTTTCTTCTAACATTTCCTTGATGTTTCCCCATAGTTGAGTACCTAAATTATCGTAAAAATCGTCTTCTGATGTTGAACCATTATTCACTCCAAACACCTCAAAAGGATAATGATTGTCTTCTATCAGTTCTTCGAGGCGATCGGTTACACCGCCTCCGACACCAGTGTCATCGACTTTAATCATCACTTTATCAATACTCGGATATTGACTCATTAGATTCTTGGCCATATTGATGACATATCCTGTTGTTTCCATGGTGCTACGTTTTGAATATTTCTCATACTCTAATGCCCTAGTAGCAATTCTAGGGAAAAGAATCGTAGAATCATCACCATACCGAGCTACGTCGACACCTATATGAGCAACCGTTGTTTTATTGACTAAAGAATCACTAATTAGTTTTTCTGTAGCCAATTCTACCGTTTCAAGACTGATAAATGAATCCAACGCTCCTTTGGGAAATTCTCCAAAAATACGGACACGAGCAACGTCGCTTTCTTTTCCATACTTTTTAAGGATCATCTCTATGTTATCTTTGTTTGTACGTTTACTATCGTAACTAGATACTTTATGGACTCTGTATTTATCACGGTCTGAATTGTGGGAATCGTAAAAGACACCTTCAATATTATTTGGGTTTCCACACATCAATAGCTTATTATCAAAACCTGATAGCGTACCAAGAATAGCTTCCATAATTGGATCAGACACACCAGAAGCTTCATCTACCACAATCAACATATGATCCTCGTGAAAACCTTGCATATTTTCTGGTTTAGTCGCTGTTCTAGCCGTAGCAAACCAACGTTCTGAATCACCAACCATATAAATTTTAGTCTTTGTCCACTTTAGTAAGTTTTTGATTAAGCTATCATTTAGCCATTTAGCCACTTCTGCCCAAAGTACATCGTAAAGTTGTTTCATGGTTGGAGCTGTAGCAATCACTTTTGCGTATGGTCGACAAGTTAAAAACCAAAGTATTGCTCCTGCTTCTAACGCTGTTTTTCCAACACCTTGTCCAGAACGAACTGAAACCTTTGGAAATTCAGCCAAATCATTCAAAACACTTTCCTGCCATTCATCAGGATCTAAACGCAATATATCTTGGCAAAAAGCTACTGGCTTATCATAGTAATAATCAATCGCAGCACTTATATCAGCAAAAGGAATAAAATCATTACTCATTCTCTTTCACCGCCCGTTTATTTGCTGCATTTAAAACTGCTTGCTTCCATTCTTCCACTTCTTCGCCAGAATTATTACCGCCAATATCTGCTATTTCAGCTTGAATTTTCTCGGTTTGTGCTTTCATTAAATCAGTCTTGTAATCTGTTATATATAGTTCATTCATTTGCTTAATGGCTTTAGATAACTGATTGCTAATCCGAGTTAATGAATCTTCAATTGAAAGAATGTCATCTATTTTTCGATAAGTCTTTCTTGAAATCTGTACGTCTTGCATAACCTCACGCTTGATTTCTAGCTTTTTACCATCCTTTTCGATTGGTGTTTTAATCTTTCGCAGTTGTTGCAGGCGTTCGATTTCTTCCTCGTTTAAACCTGATTCGGCTTGTTTGATTCTTTTCATCATTCGCAACTGTCTTATCTTTAACAACCGTATTTCCTCAGACAAAACAAAAGAAGGATCATTATTCAAATTAGAATAGATGTCCTTCTCTTCATCGCTTAACGTATCAAAGAATATTATTTCATACTCGCCAGTTTTCAAAGCGTTCTTGTTTCCTACTGGCGGTGATGCTCGGCTATTGCCTTTATTCCCCTTTGCATTCTGATTACCAAAAGGAGCGCCTCCTTGATTAGTAACGTTACCTTTTGCATTGGTAACATTACCTTTCAATTCAGCACTCCATTTATCAATTGATTTCCATTTCCTAATTTGAGAATCTGAAACATTTAATTCTGATGCAATTTCTTTTAACTGCTTCTCTCCGTTAGAATCTAACCAAATTTTCTTGGCTTCATCACGCCTTGGATCACGTTTTCTTGCCATTCAATACACACCACCTCGCATTCTTTTTGGTTGAGTTTTGTTTTCTAAATAATTAATTTTAATAGTTCCTGCCTTGTTTCATTTAAAATTTTGCAGGTTATATCACTGATTTGTTTTTCGTCTAATATTGTGGGCTTTAATCTTGTAGTACCATTTTCTAACATTTCAAAATGCTTTAATCCATTATTACCGTGAGTTTCCATACACAGATATCTATATATACCATCATACCAATCAGATTTACCCAAACGTTCAAATAGCTTATATATTCCTTTTGTCTTTCCATCATCGTTATACCAAGGCACCAGTTTATGGCCGTAGAGTGAGTCAAGTTCTTTTAAATATTGGGTAATTTCAGATTTATTTTGTTCATATAAATCAATCTGTATATTTAAAGAGGGGTCTTGTTCACGCTTTTTTTCTAACACTTTATTATTTTTTTGAGCATTGTATTGTTTTTTCATATCTCTATAAGTGCTTAATTGATATGCTTTACTTCTTTTAAATGAATCTTCAGCCAGTATATATTTTAAGTAAATATAATTTTCCAACATTATCCGTATTAGAGATAAAATACCCGTATGATGTTCTTTCTCTAATAAAATATTGATAGATAGTTTTAAATTTAAAATCTCTAAACCAATGTCAGATGAAACCAAAAATTTTAATTCATTTTTTTCAGGTATCTTTAAAAAAACAGCTTTTAAAATTTTTTCATATTCAGTAATAGATTGTTTATCATTATCCAAATTACTACTCTCCTTTTTTATATTAATTATCTCTCAATCATTAATTTCTTTCAACAGAAGATCAGTTTCATTGTTGTGATTTACATTCTAATCCCTCAAATTCTTGTTAATATTATTTTGAATATTTAATTCATCAAAGAAGCCATGACCACAGTAAACGAGTTTGCATGCATCAATTTCATTAGGTTCTGCTTCTCTAGTCATCTCAACAATAGAATACTTACTTTTCATTTGAACAGATTGAACGATTCTAGGCGGATCATTTGTATTTGATTGCGGATATCTATTAGATAATGATACGTACCAGTAGCTCCTCATTACGTGACCTCCTCTATACAAAATAAAAAGACCACTCAACGAGTGATTTCATATGTAACAACAGACAGCAACCAGTTGATATAGATAAACAATGGAAAGTAAAGGAGGTTTTCACTTCCTTTTTCATATTTTTGTGATTGGTTGGTTGCTGTCTATCAAAACATAATTTAAAACGATAAGGGAGACTACCTCCCTTCGTTTATTTTGTCGATCCTTTTTCGCAATCTTTCGACACTATCATAATAAATCATTTGCTAGGTAGTTGATTGATATAAAAAAGGTATAAAAAGGAAAGCTTTTGGGTAGTAAATGGGTATAAAAAGTGTAAAAACTGGCTACTTAAAAGCAACCAGTTCTAAGGAAGAAGCAAATTGAATGATGATTTTGTTTGATTCTGCTTTAACAGATTCCTCGCTCGTATTATTTCTTTGGGCAGTTACATAAATCGACATACCATTGATATAGCGATCGTAGAATATCTTCTTCCGCCTTTCGGTCACGTCAGGCTTATGTGGATGCTGTATCGCTGAATAGCCTCGAACAAACAATTTATGCAAATACTCAAATTCTTCTTGTGCTTCTTCTTTATCGATCAGCATTCTTTCTGCTTCAAATATATGATCAGCTGTAGAGGGTGGAACCAAAGAATAAGATGCTGTAACTTTTGGCTCACGAGGCTGCCCCACTCTACATCTAGCCGATAGATATGCTGAAAGGAAAACACCAACATTGTGTTTCGTGCGTTCCATATCCACATCTTTTGCCTCTGGTGTCTCATACTTCTTTACATCGAAAAGTACCATCCATTGATTCCTCCAATTATGATATAATAATTGTGTCAGAATTATTAACCAAAGTCGGAGGAATCCGGCTTCTTTATTTA